TCCTGCTCGATTGCGGCTCTTTGTGCAGCATCAAACTGAGCGTTAGCGTATTGCGTTTCTTCTCTCATCTGTGCGTAAGATACAGAATCGTAATAGTCCTTATAACCGCTACTTGACAATCCCATTCCCGCCAGTGCTTCGGCATTCGCGCCATAAGAAGACTCCCTGAGCTCAGCGCTTGAACGAGCATCAACAATAGCTCTATCCCTGCTCGCGTCTGCGGTCTTTATGGCACTTTCCTTTATTTGAGCGTTGGCTGCATACGAAGTCTCGCGCTTTTCCTGTTCTCTTTGCTCCGCGCCCTTGTAATACTCTTCGAGATAGTCATCAAATTCCAAATAACTTGGCTCGCCACTGCCGTGATCTCCACCGCTGGGATCTCCGCCGCCGGTTGAGTCAACAGCCTCTTTTTCGGCTTCGGGATTCCACATGAGATTTCCGTTTTCGTCTGTAACAACCATAGGACTTCCGTCTGCTCTCATCATTCCTGCAAATGACTGAAGGTGTCGTTGCTGAGCCGTATTGCTGTCAATAACCTCGCCTTCGGGTTCGGGATTCCACATGAGATTTCCGTTTTCGTCTGTAACAACCATAGGGCTTCCGTCTGCTCTCATCATTCCTGCAAATGACTGAAGGTGTCGTTGCTGCGCCGTATTGCTGTCAATAACCTCTGCAGGTTCTCCTTCCTTAGGTTCTTCGGGTTCGCTATCGCCAGAATCTCCGCCACCGGATTCTCCGCCGCCTGAAGGTCCATATGTAATTGTGAGGTTAGTAGGAACAATTGTGACACCATCAGCACCAACGACACCACCTGTTGTTGCATTTGTATTGTCTACTGCTACACCAGGGACATTGCTCCCATACGTAACGTCTATTTCCGAAAGCTGTTCACCATTTTGCTCGTTTTTCTTTTTCTTTTCTTCTTCTGCTTGCAGCCTCATTGCCCTTTACCTCCTATCAATCCTTTGAGATATTGTTCGTATCCTTTTCGCTGTTCAAGCTCTGTATTCGCCCCCGAAAGTTGTCCTTCAAGGTCGGCGTTCCGCTGTTGCATCTGCGTCATCTGCTCCTGCATTTGCGCCATCTGTTGCTGTCTTGCCATCTCCTCACGGATCCTCTCCACGTTCTCCTGCGCCCAGGGATAGTGCGCTCGCTCCATATTCCGCCAGAATATAAGCTGTGTCTGCGGAAGCGAAGGATCTCCATAAGCGCCGCTTTGGAAGTTCTGTCTGTTTTCTTGCCAAAGTGTCTCGCGCGACTTCTCCACATCGATAGTTGCATCTGTCGAGAACAAATACTGATCGTTATAGTAATACTCTCCCGCCTCATCTCGCTCGATAAAATCATAACGGTTGAATATCACGTTCTGCCAGCGTCCCTGCGCGTCTCTGAACGTCGCGGGACGGGGCTCGTCCGCATAAGCGAGATAATACTGGAATATGATCTGGTCCATCTCAGCATACGCAGCGTTCTTCATACGGCGCTTGGAGTCAAGTCTGCCCGCCGCCTGCTGTATCTGGAGCTGCTTTGCCCTGCCCGACTGTGCCGAGCTGTCATACTGGCCCTGATAAGAGTCCGTAATGCCGAGTATGCGCTTCGCCTGGTCATACAGACGCTCGGACTGCGCCGTATCTCTCGAAACGTCGACCTGCAGGTCCACGCGTCCGAACTGATTATAGTTATTCGGCTTTGAACGGAATACCTTCTTGAAGATACTGTTGTCAAGCTCCATATTCACGTCCTCGGGCACGATAGGATACACACCCGCACCCATAAGCTTCTCCTGAATACGGCTCTCAAGCTTGTTAATTCCCTGCTGCTGAGGACGAATGAACTCACAGTCCGACTGACCGAAAAGACTGTCCTCCTCGGACGTATTTTTCCTTATAACAACCGGGAGAATGTTCGGCGTGTAGAACGGTAGCCTCGTCGGCTCGGTCTTGGGTACCTGCGCGTCCATCATCAGCGGCAGCATTGTGCCGTCGGGGAAATGCTGAAACGCCATATCGCCGTTTTCCTCAAGCATTTGCCGCTGCTGTACCTCGTACACGGGCTGACCGTTCTCGATAACCACGCTCATGGCGGGTATCGCCGAGCCGTCGGACAGAATAACGTCTCTGTTCAACTCCTCATAGTCCTCGTTCTGAAGCTCGTATTTGGGATGTTCGCACGCGCAAAGCTCCTCACGCTTGCCGCACGCCTTACATATCTTACGCTTACGCGCGTAGTAATCGTCAAGGTCCAGAAGCACCGTGTCACCCGACCACACGAACTGACACACCTTGTCCTCGTCATTCTTGTAATAGCAAACGTAAAGCGTCGCCGTTTTATCGTCCGCGCTCTCATCCGATTCTGTCTCGTCCGCTATCTCGACCGACACACCATACTTGCGAACTATGTCCTCCTTGGTCGTGTCAAACTTGACAAAGCAGTATTCCATCTCCTGCACGTCATATATATTCGGCTGACCGACGAATCGCATGGGCGACAGACAGCTTATTTTCACATCTCCAACTGTATTGTGAGTCATTATCGAGTTATCCCACTCAATAAGCCAGACAGAGCCTCCATATATGGGATTGAAACGCTCGTCCATATCGTTCATCTTCTCGAAAGGCAGCTCGTCGCGCTTGTTCTTAAGCAACGTCTCAATACTTTTGGCGCATCTCTCGTTCTTTTCGCTGTAGACCTTCGGAGACACGCTCGGGTTTGGTATGTAGCTCGTTATCTGACTTTCGACCAATTCGTACGTTATATTTCGTATCTGCGTCGCGTCCACAGTTGTGTCGTCAATAGTCTTGCTACCCTTGTACTGCTCCTTGTACTTCTTCATTTTCTCTATGAGCTCCGACGAAGCCGCCTCCGCCTCGTGATAAAGCTCCTGGAAGAACGCAAGCCTCTCCTGCTTGTCTTTACTTTCAATGATCATTATTCGGGTAAACCTCCCATCCTTTTTATAATTATTTTCCTCTCCTCTTCCGAGGCATTATAGTAGTCCTCCAAAATATCCGCACGGTACTTCACGCGCTTCGGTGCTTCCGGCTCGCTCGGCCGCGTCCAATAAATTGCAAAGTAACGCAGTGCATCGGGACTGTGCGTTATCTCGTGAGGCTCGATCCTCGTATCCGTAGGCTTGCGCGGATCTCTCAACAGCTCGGGCAAGTGACGAATGAGCTTCACACAGTTTCTGAATATATGAAGCCGACACTCACCGTGCTCGTTCGCCCGCAAAAGCTCCTTTATTGCGAGCCAGCCTGCCTCTCTGTCATTATTCGACTTGACAAGCTCAAGCCCCGCCTCCGAGAAAAGCAACGCCTTACTCTTGCCCGTCTCCTGCGAGCGATTCCACAAATCGGGCGGCGCCAGGACGGCATATATCCTCTCATCCGGCTCCGTAAAGTTATTTATAGCCGACGCCGCCGCACTTATCGGCAAATCAGGCTGACAGTATTCTTTATAAACGTAGCAGTGACTGTTGTTATCAATGGCGATCCAATATGCCGCAAGCATATCCAATCCGTAGTCAATGGATATGTACCGACGCCATTCCTTCGGTATCTTGAATGGATCACACGTATGCAGATCCCGCCTGAACTCGTTGAAGTACTGACCCTCTGCCACGTCCCACGAACCGTATCTCCAACGCTCGCGCATGCCGTCAGGCAGCGAATCCAGCTGCTTAACGTACTCGGGGTTCTTCTCCATAAGGATTTTGTTGTCGTCAACAAGCGCCTGAATGAACATGAAGTCCTCCGGATTCTCCCCGGGAAGATATTCACGGCTCACAAACAGCCTCTTCACCCACAAAAAGCCCACTCCGTCAGGGTTACACGTCAGATACATGCGCTTTGGAAAGTCATTCGCACCACGAAGGCACGCCTTAAGTATGTTGAATGCGAACTCCGTGAACTGCGTCGCCTCTTCGAGGAAAATGACGTCATATTCCTGTCCCTGATACTGCAGCGCGTCCGCATCTGTCGCAAAATACGAGCATCTGATACGACTTCCATTAAGGAACGTGAATGACTTCTCCGTTTCCTTGTACGGTGCGATCTCCACGGGGAGATCCGCACGCAAGGGTAATATGTGGTTTTCGCGCAGATCCGTGTACGTCTGACGAAGGATCAGTATCTTAATTCCCGCCCATTTAAGCGCGAGACGCTTCGCCTTCTCTCTCACCGCCCAGGACTTACCTCCGCCGCGCGCTCCACCGTACGCCACGTATTTAGCACGGGCAAGCATGAACTCCTTTTGCTTTGGCTGCGGCTTGCCGAGCTTAACGCAAATCTCCATCAGAATGACTCCTCGTCTATCTCCTCGGGCATCTTAACGGAAAGCACCAAAGACGCGTCCTGCTGCGTTTTTTCGGTCATCCCGTGGTTGTTTATCGCCTCGAACTTTGCAAACTGCGGGTTATAAAATCCCGACAGTGTATTCGTTATGAGCTTGCCCTTCTGCATCTCGCGCGCACGCGCGTAACAGTGTGAAAAACGACGGTTTTCATCACACCAATTAAGAAGTGTGTGTGTCGTAACTCCTATACTCATCGCAAAGCCCTCAAACGTCGGATATTCATTCGGGAAAATCATCGGCTTTTCTTCCAATAGATTCCCTTCCTTGTCATACCTCTTACAATACTCAATCCTCGTCGCAGGTTGACTAAAATACTCTATAAGCTTGTCAGCATACTCGGGCTTATATTTACACGCCACAGCGTTCTCCTTCTCGAAGAGCTGATTCTCGCTAATCCTGTTCCCCTTCGTAAACCTCCCGCGCTCGTCACGCCCGGGGGTACTTTTTTTCTCTTTCTCGCTCATTCACAACTCCTTTTTTAACAAAAAAAGAGCCATGACACCCAAATGCATGGGCATGATGGCTCTCACCTCGTTGGGTATATGGCTCTGTTTTATTCAATTATAACACAAAAGTTACTGCAATTTGTCGCAATTATGCTAAATTAAGCTCTGCGGATATGTCATATATAAGTTTGTGTCTGCGCTGATAGTATGTATTTTTGGCCATAAAAGCGGAGATTGTTGACCTATTGTAACCTCTCCCTATGGCAATATCTCTCAGTAACTCGGCACGGATTCCCGTCTCCACATTCTCCAGGGCAGTCTCAACGGCAATGTTCAGTCGTAAGTACTCGTCCAGCACCGCCCCCTTTGCACTGCCATTCTTTATTGCCTGCGATCTGCGGTAATAATCTCCACACAGGCTTTCAACTATCTTTACGACTCCACGCGGAAGTTCATAATCACAGTTACCATAACATCTCATTGTTGCGTCTCCTTCTGTCGATTCCAAATCATAACAAGCGCAAGCGGAATGGGCACTCCTTTTTCCACGGCGGTCCTTATGTACAATGCCAAATCTGCCGAAAGATCGTTTCCCTCGCTCGCTCCTATCACGCGAATTTCCTCATCGGACAACCTAACAAAATATTTTGGCTTGCTCTGCGTCCCATCGGGCGCCGTCACGACACTACAAGCAGTACACATAGGGGTACGTTTGTTGGCGCATCGAGCGCAGTCATATATTTTAGATTCCACTGTCGGCACTCCTCTCATTCATAAGTTTTCGGGCACGAACAAGCCTCTCCCTGGCTTTTTCAAAATCTACAACTTTCATGCCGGTGTTAACTATCTCCAGTGTTTTGAGCAGTATCTCATCTTCAGTTTTATCAAGAGACTTGCCCAGAGGATAAACTGTGCGGTTGTAAACAAACGCAAAAAGCATCACCTCCAGCATCTCTGCCCTCTCCTGCTCAGCCCGGAACAACTCGTACGTTTTTCCGAAGGCTCGTACACCACTCTTTATCTTATACCTTTTCATCGGGTACACCGTCCTTGTTTTTAAAATGCTGTTCAATAGAATGA